GGCAAGGCCCGCAAGGCCCGCTACAACGCCCGCTACGACGCCAGCCCCGAGGGCAAGGCCCGTAAAGCCCGCTACGACGCCAGCCCCAAGGGCAAGGCCCGCAACGCCCGCTACGACGCCAGCCCCAGGGGCTGCCACACAGCGCGCGTCTGGGGGATGAGGTACAATAACCGCTCACGGCGGGCCGCCCTAGAAGTCCGCTACGAGGAGGAACGTCTTGAGATTCGAGAAAGGCTACAACCCGTGGATTCCCGAGGAGTTCGCGATGCGGGGCTCGAAGGCCAACAACGCCCTACTGGCGCGACAGTTCGCGTGGCGCATCGAGAACGCCCTCAACGTCGCGGCCTACGAGGCGTGGGAGGACAACAACCACGAGCGTGCTCCGATCTACACGACGGAAGAGGCTGCGAAGATCGTGGCCAAGCAGACATCGTTCGACCGGAAGCACCTCAGGTGAAGGAGGCAGAATACGACCTGCTCTGCAACCTGGGCCAGCTCCTCGCAGCCCAGCCCCAGCGGGTGCTGGACTTCGACATCGAGAACCGCCCGCTGTCCTACTGGTATGACGGGCACTGCACGGCCGAGATCACGGCGATCGCTGCCAGCTTCGGACCCCGCGAGGGTATCAAGGTTTGGCTGCTGGGGATCGACGAACCCGTCGAGATCCTGGAGCGTTTCCGGGCGCTGTACGACGAGGCGGACGTGGTAACGGGCCACTACATTCGCAAGCACGACCTTCCGATCATCAACGGCGCGATGTTGGAACACGGGTTTGGCCCGTTGGGCCCGAAGCTGACGTCTGACACCCGGTTAGATCTGGTCCGCTTCGGCGATCTCCCCGCCAGCCAAGAGGCGCTGGCCGCGATGTTGGGCGTCAAGGCACCGAAGACCGGGATGAGTCAGGCCGACTGGCGGGCGGCGAACCGCTTGGGGCCCGCGGGCATCGCGCTCACGAAGATCCGGGTCGTCTCGGACGTTCGGCAGCATATGGCGATGAGGGCTGAGCTGCTAAAGCGCGGCTGGCTCTACCCGCCCCGTCGCTGGCGCCCATGACAATAGTCAAACGGCCGTGAGCGACTTGACAACCTCTTCGGAGTATGCAAGTATCAGAAACGTACCAGTGCGCCAGCGAGCATGAAGTCGCCCGAAGAACGGACGCTGGACCGCTCGCTTCAGAACTCCCGCTACCGGGAGGCGCACAGCGCGGCGATCTTGGCCCGCCAGCGAATCCGTCGCCACGCTAACCCGGATGCGGAACGGGAGCGAAACGCCAAATGGCGGCAGGACCACCTGGAGTACAAGCGGGCAGCCGACCGAGCCCACTACCGCCGAACCCGTGGCGCCGACGTGGTGGAGCGGGTCACGTTCGCCGGGAAACCGAGCTCGCCACTACGTCGCCCTGCGCCGTGGCTCAACACGCGGTGGGCGAGAGAGGCCGGTCTGTGGGTCGAGTCCTCGGACGGGGTCGGGCACAGCACACACAAGCAACAGTGACGAAGGCTGGTTCGCCCGTCCCGTCCGTCGACTACGACAGCCCCGATTCGCCTGGAGGGGATGATGCCAAAGTCTGAGAAGCTACGGCGAGGCCAGCTCGTCGAGGTTTGCTGGTACGATGCCGTGACGGAACACGGCTGGATGATGACCCAAGAATACCGGAGTATCTCCAAGCGGGAGCAGCCAAAGGGAACCCCCTGCCGCACCGCCGGCTACGTCGTCCACCAAGGCAAGCACGTCCTATCCCTTGTCCAGACCCGCTCCCGAGACGGTCAGATGGCGACGGACCAAATGTCAATCCCCCTGGGCTGCATCCGGTCGGTAGAGCCAAGGTCATGATGCCAAGCACGACGGCCAAGTTGCGGATGAATCTGGGCTCCGGCGATTTCCCGTCGCCGGGCTGGACGAATGTTGACGCTTGGAACAACCTGAGGGGCACCGACGTTATTTGCAATGTCCTAGACCTCGCCTCTTACTTCCAGCCGTCCAGCGCCGAGATGATTTACTGCGGACACCTGCTTGAGCATTTGCCTGTCGAGGATGTCGTTCCGGCGCTGAACCAGATACGCGTGGTGTTAGCCGACGACGGCCAGCTCTGCATCGTAGGCCCCGACTATGACAAGGCAGTAGCCGACGGCTGGGACAAAGCGACTCTCGCCGGTATCGTCTATGGGCAGAACCGTTGGCCGGGTGATGCCCACCTCTGGGTGGCATCGATGGCGAACACCCTCGAGATGGTCCGCCAGGTCTTCCCAGACGCCGAACCCACCGACCTGCGGACCCTTGACCCTGTCTGGCCTTGCCCCTTCCGAACGGTCGACTGGCAGCTCTGCATCCTGTCGCCCGCCGACACTAACCCGCGCTGGCACTTCATCGATCCGGGGTCTGAGCCGATATGACCCGGATTACCGTCGTCATCCCTGCGGCCGGCGAGGGCCGACGTTTCGCCGAGGCAGGCTACACCGTCGCCAAGCCGCTGATTCCGGTCTTAGACGTCCCGATGGTGCAGCGGGTCCTCGCCAACGTGACGCCCACCGGCGCCACCGCTTTCGTCGTTGGCCGAGACCTGGTCGGAGCCACCGAAGGAACGCTCGACACGATCCTGAGGGCTGAGCGGCTGATCGACCCGGAGGGCGGTCTGCTGATCGCCCTTGTCGACCAGCTCGTCGACTTCGCGGTTAACGACTTCGTCCGGGTGGGCAACACAGCAGATGGTGCTATAATCACATTCGCCAGTGGACGGCCTGACCTCTCCTACGTCGATGTAGACGATCAGGGCGCGATAACCAGGATCGTCGATAAAGTAGTCGTCTCAGATACGGCCGTCGCTGGTGTTTACTATTTCCGCCGAGCGCGTGGGTTCCTGGACAGTGCCAGGAGCGTTGTACGCAACGAGGAACGCGGTTACCGCGGCGAGTACGTCATCAGCTCGGCGATCGCCAGGATGTTGCGGCGCGGCGACAGGTTGTTGTCGTATCGAGCCGAGACAACGATTCTCGGAACCCCCGAAGACCTCTGGGAGTACGAGAAGTGTCGGACCTGGTAGTCGTCTCGGCCCACGGAACAGACTACATCGATCGGTGCCTGGAATCGCTAGGCGATAAATACCCGGTTCGCGTGGTCTTCACCGAGGTGGTCGGCGGCTATCAGATGACAGCCGTGTTGTCGGCTTACGAGGCATCGGACGCCGACACCTTCCTGTTCGTCCAGGACTCGATGACGGCACTCCAACCCGACTACCTAGAGCCGTTTCGCGACAAGATGCCCGATCGCGGATGTGTCGCCTGGACGTTGTTTGAGGAGCAATTCGGTGGTGGCCGCGAGTGGCAGGACAAGGTCCGCGAGCGCGGACAGCCACAATACGACTTAGAACACTATCCTGATGGCGGTATCTTCGGTCCTGTCTTCGCCACGAATCGCTCCAGCTTGGACGAGATCGTCACGAAAGGTCTATTGCCGCCGACTCCGACCTCCAAAGAACAAGATCAGCTCAACGAGCGCTTCTGGCTCTGGTCATTTTGGCAGGCCGGGATGACGGTCAGAGCGCTGTGCGGTGGCTGGGATCCTGTTGGCATGAGCCGCGGCCTATATCCGCCGTTCAGCAAGTGTTTCGCCGGTCGCCAATGATCCGGGTTGTCTGTCCGTTCACGGCGATCAAACCAGGAGTCGCCGAGGCGTTAGACGCTACGGGCATTGCCTGGGAAGCGATTGACGTCTCCGGTAGTGACTCGGCGTACTGGGAATTGCTGGATTCGCTCTGGACCGCCGGCGAGACATTCATCGTCGTCGAACACGACGTAATCGTTAGACCCGATACACTCGATTATCTACGCTATTGCCCGCAATCGGATGTCTGTACCTATCCGATCCCGTACTTCTGGAGTCCGCAAGCCGTAGGAATGGCCTGTAACAAGTTCGGATCGACGTTCATCGCCCGTCATCCCGACCTCATGGCGCAAGCGGCCGAGATGTCAGACGAGCAACACCCCCCGAAACACTGGTGTCGTCAGGATCAGTGGATACAGACGCTTATCCGACCCGAGGTCTATCACGTCCACTTACCCCCGCTAGCACACTACCGCGAACCCGGCAAATCACTAACTTCATCACACGGTTGTAGCTAGGAGCTCGATCAGTGACGTCACCCTGGTATCGCGGCAGGTGGAAAGGCGTTCGCAAGACCACACTTGAACGTGATCACTATATGTGTCAGATACAGAGTGTTGGTTGTGAACAGGTTGCCGATACAGTGGATCACATCGTATCGCCAAGACTAGGTGGATCATGGTGGGATCAAGACAACCTCAGAGCAGCGTGTGCACATTGCAACTACAGCAAGCAAATAGACCGTGATACGATTGCGATCGCTAGATACTTCAGCGCCCATCCAGACGAAGCGAATGCGATACGTGATCTGAGGCGAACACAACAGACAATGTCGTCTGATTGGTAGGTCGGGCGCCCACCCAAGAAATAAATGGTTGAATCGACTAATGGTTGAAGCGACTAATGGTTGAATCGGCCGGATCGACCCAACGACTTGAGTGGCCAAGCAGACATCGTTCGATGCGTGATCGCCGCCATAGGGGCGGCCTCGCGACCTAGCGAGAGTAACGTGCTTACCACCGGTGTGATGTCTCCTTATTTGAGTCGGAAAGTTTGATTTTTGGTTGGGAGGGCCGCGTGAGCGAGATCAAAACGCCCGGCTTCCTCGTCGACAACAAGCACGACCACTGGTCTTACCACTGTCGCCTCTGCCCGTCCGTCGCCGGCGGTCCAAACCGCCTCTCGGGCAAGCGCAAGGGTCTAACTATCGTCCAGGCACGGGAGGCGGGCATTGTCCACCAGCGAGCCAAGCACAGCTGACGGTCCCGTTCTTGCCGCTGCCCGCGTCACCGTCGCCGAGCTCCGCTCGGCCGGCCACCTCGGCGTCGTAGACTCCGCCCGCGTGGCGTCGTTCCTGGCGCTAGCCGCCGCCGTTGACGGGCGCAGCGCCGGCAACAGCCAGATGTGGCGAGAACTCCGTGAACTCGAGACCACGCTACGGAAGGGGATTGATGAGGGAGCCACGTCCGTCGCCGACGAGGTCCGCGGGATTTTGTCCGCCGCGCTGGGCGACCCCGCGAAGCCCGGAACGCCAGACGTTCGGCCCGCGAGTCGCCGCCGTGGCAAGGCTATTCCTGCCGCAGGGGCAGGAGCTGATGCCGTGGCAGCAGATGGTAGCAGACGTGGCCGGGGAGTATACGCTGTCGGCCGCGGGGGAGATCCGGCTATCCTACCAGCAAGTAGTAGTCCTTACCCCGAGGCAGTCTGGGAAGACATCCTGGCTCCTGGCGCAGGAGGTTGATCGGGCGATCAACTGGCACGGTCCTCAGCGGATCGCATACACGGCCCAGACCGGCAAGGACGCTCGCGCCAAGCTGATCGTCGACCAAGCGACACTCCTGCTCCACTCGCCGCTGTGTAAGGCGTTCGGAATTCGCGTATTCAGCGCCGCCGGCTCCGAGGCCATCACCTTCGACAACGGCTCACGAATCGGCATCGTCTATCCCGGCCACTCCGGAGGCGGCCGCGGCCAGACGATCGACCTCGGGATCGTTGACGAGGCCCAGGACGACGTCGACGACATGCGCGAGGCAGGGCTGGCGCCGACGATGATCACGCGGGCAAACTCCCAGCTGCTCATCGCCTCGACCGCCGGCTTCGAGTCCTCGGTCTACCTGTCGCGGAAGGTTGGCGCCGGCCGAGACGCTGTCGCGAATGGCGTGCGATCGGGGATCGCCTATTTCGAGTGGAGCGCGCCTGACGGTGCACCGATCGACGCCGAGACCACGTGGGAGGGTTGTATGCCTGCGTACGGGATAACGGTCGATCCCGCCAAGATCCGCGCCGAGTTTCTGGTGCGAGAAGAGGGGACCTTCCGACGCGAGTACCTAAACCAGTGGACCGGCGCGAAACAGAGCCTAATCTCAGAAGCGTTGTGGAATGCCGTCTGTGAGTAGCGCCGGGGTCAACCGTGAAGGCTGTACGTTCGGGGTCGACTGTGACCCTTATCACACCTCCGCCGCGATTGTTGCCGCCGACGGCAAGGGGAATATCGAGGTGGTCGAGGCCGGTCTGCCGACCGGTGAATTGGTCGCTCGCGTGACGCACCTCGCCACGCAGTACAGCGGTTACGTTGTGTTGCAAGGTCGCGGACCCGCTCGCCAGTACGCCGACGAGATCCGGCGCACGGTCAAGGTGTACGAGTATGACGACGCTCAGTTCGCTGACGCGTGCGCCCGATTTTTCCGCGCCGTAGCCGACAAGAAGGTTCACGTTCTGCGCCACCCAGCGCTGACGGCCGCCGTGCTGGCGGCGACGAGCAAGCCCGCGGGCGACAACTGGCGCTGGGCGCGCGACAAGACCGAGACCGACATAACGACGCTGATCGCCGCCACGCTGGCCCACGATCGCGCAACCAGGCCGAACACCGTTTGGGTGAGTACATGAAGCATTTTCGCGTTAGGCGTCACGTCGTGCTACAGACAGCCGGTCTGGTCGTCCTTTCGACCGGTCTCGCCCTCCTGGCGACCCCGCCCGTAGGCGTTGTTGCGTTCGCGGTTGGCCTGATCGCCTTCGGCGTATCCGACGAACAGGCCAACTACTAACATGGGCCTCGCCCGACTGATCCGGCGCAGTCAAGGTGTCGCGCCTGGGCTGATCATGCCTCCGCGCAACAACTCAGAGATTCGCAAACTCTGGGAGCAGGCCGAAGCCCGGTCGGGTACGGGCCTGTCATTCCCCGACTATCTGCGCCTCTGGGAGCGATTCGGTTTCAACGGCGTCGAGTACATGATCCCGTCGGGGCAAGTCGGCGAGATCATCGCCCGCGAGTCGATCCGCGACCCGATCGTCATGGCGTGCATGACTATCCGCATCCAGATCTTCGCCGAGATCACTTTCGCCTTCCAGGCTTACTCAGCCGGTCGGCCCGGTGAGCTCAGCGACTCGCCACAACTCCAACTCCTCCGCGAACCGTGGCCCGAGGCGTCGACCGGCGACCTTCTCGCCCGGATGGAGATGGACGGCTCAATGTATGGCAACTCGTACTGGGTGCGGTCGACCGAGCAGCCCAACGCACTGACCCGTCTCGAGCCCGCCCGTGTCAAGATCCTAACCGGCGACGTCAACGACAACCTCACAGACAAGGCTTACGGCCAGTTCCTCGTCGGTTACGCCGTCTATAACCCGAAACAGGACACGGTGGCCACGTTCGCGCCGGACGAGATCGTCCACTACCGTCCGCTGCCCGACCCCGAACACCCCTTCCGCGGCATGTCGTGGCTACACTCGCTGTTACCAGACGTTATGTCCGACCTGGGCCTGACCGACTACAAGAACGCCTTCTTGAGTAACGCCGCAACGCCCAACCTCGTTGTCTCGTTCACGGACCCAATCGGCGAGGACGCCTTCCAGGCGTTCAAGGCCCGGCTGGACGACCGGCACAACGGCGCTCAGGCCGGATTCAAGACGCTGTATGTAGGATCGGGCGTCGACGTCAAGACGATCGGGTCCAACTTCCAGGATCTCAACCTCTCGGGCGTCCTCGAGCAGGGCGAAATGAGGATCTGCGCCGCGGCGGGGGTGCCGGCGCCAATCGTTGGAGTGGCTGGTGGCATGAAAGGCTCGGCGTTGAACGCCAACACCTATACCGCGACCCGCCGGCGATTGGCGGACGGTACGATCCGGCCGCTGTGGCGCGCTGCCGCCAACGCGCTGTCGGTCCTCGTCCCGGCTCCACCGGGCAAGCGACTCTGGTACGACGACCGAGACGTTGCCTTCCTACAGGCGGACCTGCTGGACGCCGCTCAGGTTCGCGCCGCTGACGCCACAACGATGTTGACCCTGATCAACTCGGGTTACACGCCGGAGTCTGTGACGCTGGCGATCGAGACCGACGACTGGTCGGTACTCGAACACTCCCAGCTAATCTCGGTCCAACTGCAAGCGATGACGTACGACAAGGCCGAGGACGCTGCCACGGCGTCGATCAAGGCCACGCTGGCGCCTAAGCCCCCGCCGCTGATGATCGGTGGACCACCGGCCGCCTCGTCTGAAGATTCAGACGGCGGCGGTTCTAATCAAGACGAGGACAGCGGCGGTGACGAGGACAGCGGCGGTAATGGAGAACAGGATAATGGATCAGGCCAGTAACTACGATCCCGAGGCACGGGCTACCGATCCCAAGTACTCGATGCCGGATGGGTCGTACCCGATCAACAACTGCGCCGATGTCAGCGACGCCGCTAAGCTAGCGCACCACTCCAAGACCTACAGTTTCGACGCCGTGAAGGCGATGGTGCTCAAGGCGAAGAAGGGGCTTGATTGTCCGGACTCTGTCCTGCCCGCCACGTGGGATGAGAGCGGTAAGAACTCGGTGAACCCAGACCCCACCCGGCTGATTCGCTCTAGCTTTGGTCCCAACGTGATCGAACTTCGCGACTCAACCGAGATGCCCGGAACGGGCTCGGAGCTCCACGGCCACTTCTCGACGTTCAACAAGTGGTACGAGGTCGATGACGCGTGGGAGGGGCAGTTCTTGGAGCGCGTCGCGCCCGGCTCCTTTGCCAAGACGATCGAGCAAGACCGGTCGCGGATGCGTGTCTTGTTTGATCACGGCTTCGACCCTACGTTCGGCGACAAGCCGCTAGGACCGATTGCCACGCTGGAGGAGGACGACACCGGGGCACACTACGTCGTGCCGCTGCTGGACACCGCCCAGAACCGCGACTTCCTGCTGCCGGCGTTGCAAGGCAAGCTCATGGACGGCCGGGCTGTCGGCAGCCAGCTCGGGGCGTCATTTCAGTTCATCGTTCACAGCGACACCTGGGACCGCTCGGGCAAGATCCTGTCATCCAACCCGAAGGGTCTGCCGCGTCGGACTATCACCGAGGCCAAGGTTTTCGAGTTTGGTCCTGTCACGTTCCCGGCATCGCCTTCGGCGACCGCTGGCGTACGCTCCGACACCGCCGACTTCTATGACCACCTACTCCACGATGGCCGCTTCGTTGCTGCATTACAGCGACGCATCGGACCCAACGTTACCGACAAGCTGCTCGAGCATGCGAGGCAAGTCGAGCCCCAGTCGACACGCGATGCCGCGGGAGAGTCCCGGGAGAAGCGTCAACTGCACCGCCGAGCCACGAACGTAAGCGTATTGCGTGAACGGGCGAAGGCCATTCTCCAAAGGGAAACCAGTGAGTAAGACACTCAGGGAAGTCCGCGAGACGTTCAAGGCCCTACAGGCCGAGGTCGCCGAGCTGGACGCCAAGGAAGATCGCAGCGACGACGAGGAGGCTCGTTATGCCGTTGCGATCGAAGAGGCCGAGGTTGCCTCGACCGAGCTGGCGGGACTTGAGGCGCGTGCGCTGAAGGTCGCGTCGATTCGGGCCAAGACAACCGACCAGGTCGAAGGCGAGGACCGCGGTCATGCGCCGGCGCAGATCAACAAGTCCGACCCGCTTTCGATCGACCGCAGCAGGGCCACCAAGACCGAGCTGCGCGACGCGGCGTTGGCGGTTGCCGAGAAGTCCGTGGGCTTCAGCGGCTTCACCGCCAAGCAAGGCGCCAAATTGCAGGCCATGTATCGGGGGCGCTCTTACGGCGTGAACTCCGATTGGATGGCGAAGATGACCCTTATCACCGAGTCCGACGCCTATCGCAGCGCGTTCGGGAAGCTGATGAGCGGCAGGTATTCCGAGGGGTCCCTGCAACCCGACGAGCTTCGCTCGATCGTTGAAGCCCGCGCGGCATCAGAGGGCACCGCGTCTGCTGGTGGGTATGGCGTCCCGATTACGATTGACCCGACCGTGATTCTGACGGCGGGAGCCCTGGCGGCCCCCATTCTCGACATCGCCCGGATCGAGAACGTCACGACCGATGCGTGGCGTGGCGTTACGTCGGCCGGCACCACCTTCGCGTACTTCGCGGAAGGTACAGCCGTCACCGACGGCACCCCCACCCTGGCCCAGCCCGTCATCACGGTGTACAAGGCGTCAGCGATGATTCCCTACAGCATCGAAGTTGGCGAGGATTACCCGGGATTCGCGGAGCAGATGTCGATTCTTTTGCAGCAGGGCTACGTCAACCTGTTGGCGCAGTCGACAATGACCGGCGCCACCGGGGGCACGGTCCCCGTTGGTATCTTCTCTGCGCTAGACACCCGCTACGCGGCTGGATGCGCAGACGGATCGTCTGGTCTCGGGGTTGTCCCGACCACACTCGGCACCTTCTCGGGTGTTGACCTCCGCGCCCTGTGGGCGGCGGTTCCCGAGCTGTTCCGTTCGCGTTCGACCTTCGTGATGAACCCCGCGGTGCAGGCGGAGGTCCGGGCGTTGGGTAACAACCTGGCCCTGGCCGACTTTATACAGGACGCAACGGGTGGACCCGGAGCGACCCTGCTCGGTCGTCCGATCGTGCTTTCGGACTACGCGCCCGCCGCGTCGTCCACAACCAGCCTCAGCAACAAGTTCATGGTCCTGGGAGACTTCTCCCACTTTGTTATTGCTCAGCGCGTGGGCATGACCGTCGAGCTGGTCCAGCACTTGTTCAGCACTTCGACTGGTCTGCCCACCGGGCAGCGTGGTTGGTACGCCTACTCTCGACTCGGTCATAACGCTGACTCTGCGAATCCCTTCCGGATCCTGCAGAACTAAGCGTAGACAAGTCTCCGGCCGAGACAACCCCCTCCGCCGGTCGTCACCCTTGACGGGTGGCGGCCGGTTTGGGGGCCGCGAACAGGAGGGAAACCGTGACTAAGATCGTATTCGCGACCGTGACCCAGATGGTATTCGGACCCGGCGACTTGCGCTACAACCTGCGCGAAGGCGACACCTGGGCGGCCGAAGACCCGCTCGTCCAGCAGTACCCCGACTTCTTCAGCGCCGAGCCGACCCGTCTGCTCCGGACCGAGCCCCTCACCCCGACCGTTGCCGCGAAGCCCGCGAAGCTCGAGCGCGCAACCGCCGGCCCTGGCGAGACCCGCGGATGGGGGTGAAGTCCGAGAGAGACGTTCTCGTCGCGTATTTGTGCCGAGACACGATCGCCAGCTCGTTTCACCACTCGATGTTCGAGCTGATGGGGTATGACGCTAGCCATAACCATCGGCTTAACCAGCGCCTACAGTCCCGGGGGGGCCCAATGGGGCTGGTCGCCGCACGAAACGAGCTGGTGAAGGGCTTCCTGAAGACCGATAACGAGTGGATGTTCTGCCTCGACGACGACATGGGGTTCGAGCCAATCATCCTCGACCAGTTGTTGTCGGTGGCCGACGCCAAGGAGCGCCCCGTGATGGGCGGTCTGTGCTTCGTTCAGCGCGAGATCGCGCCTGACGGCATGTACGGCTTCCGCACGATGCCGAGCCCGACAATCTTCGACTGGATCCCCAACGACATCCAGGGCTGCGACGCCTACACCGCGCGAGCACACTACCCAATGAATCAGTGCATGGAGATCGGCGCGACCGGCGCCGCCTGTCTGCTGATCCACCGTTCGGTGGTCAATAAGCTGCACGAGAAGTTCGGCGACCAGTACTGGGACCAACTACCCCAGGACAACGGCGTTATGATGGGTGAGGACATCTCGTTTTGTGACCGCGTCCATCAGGTCGGCGTTCCCGTCTGGGTCCACACCGGAATCCGCCTGACCCACTATAAGCACACGTGGGTCGGTGAGGACGACTTCTGGCAGTCTTTTATCGCCCCGCCGGCGACCGAGCGCGTTAGCGTGATCGTCCCGGTCCTGCACCGGCCGCAGAACGTGAAGACCCTGATGGAGTCGCTGACAGCCTCCACCGGCCTAGCCACCGCGTGGTTCGTCTGCGACCCGGACGATATCGAGGAACAGGAAGAGGTTCGCAAATACGGCGGCCGCGTCCTGCTCTGCGACGGCACATTCGCCCACAAGGTCAACACGGCCTACAAGGCGGTGTATGACGGGGATCTGGTGCTCGACGCCCCGTGGATTCTCCTGGTCGGCGACGACGTCCGTTTCCGCCCCGGCTGGCTTGACCAGGCCCAAGACGTCGCCCGCCGCTACGTCGGTGCAGACGTCATTGGCACGAACGACCTGGCCAACGCTCGCGTCATCCGCGGCGAGCACGCTACTCACCCCATGATCCGTCGCTCGTACATCGACGAGCTGGGCGCCTCGTGGGATGGGCCTGGAATTATAGCGCACGAAGGCTACCATCACTGGTTTGTTGATGACGAGATCATCACCGTCGCAAAAAGCCGTCAAGCCTTCCAGGCCGCTCACGGCTCCGAGGTCGAGCACATGCACCCGATCGCTGGCAAGGCCCAACTAGACGCGGTGTATGCGCT